ACTTGGAATTTACGCCGTCCCAGATATATATATCATACGGTTCGCCCGCGCCCACGCCGTAAGCGTCGCCAGCGGAGGGGTTAGATACTCCGGCTTGTAATGCGGAGAGGGAAGCGTAATAGCCCAACACGGCAAATCCTTCGCCCGTGTCGCCCTTAGCTCCCTGTGCGCCCTGTGGCCCCCTTATATTGACTGTGGCGGGGTTATCCAGCCCGCCGTCATTACTCCACGATAAATCGCCGTCAGCGGTCACAGAGGGCGTAAAGTGCGCTCCTGCGGGGCCTCGTTCGCCTGTGGCTCCCATATCGCCCTTGGGGCCCGTGTCTCCCTTGTCTCCGGGGTCGCCTTTAGGGCCTTGGATACCCTGCTCACCCTTGGGGCCAGTGGGGCCCGTTTCTCCTGCGGCTCCTGGGTCGCCTTTATCGCCCTTCTTACCTTCGGGGCCTTGGGGGCCGACGGGGCCAGCGTCGCCCTGCAAGCCTCTCTTGCCCTCCGGGCCTTGCGGGCCGACAGGGCCTTGCTCACCACGGGGGCCTTGCAAGCCTTGTATACCTTGTTCGCCCTTGGGGCCTACCGCGCCCTGTTCGCCCTTGGGGCCTTGTATTCCTGCGGGGCCTTGTACACCCTGCGGGCCTTGGGGGCCTGTGGGGCCTACCTCACCCTGCGGCCCCGTGGGGCCTGTCGCGCCTAACGCCTGGGATACTAAGTCCTGCACCTCGGCAAGAAGCTGCTCCGCCACGCCGGGGGTAGGAAGGTTGGAACCGGGAAGGTCGGCTATTATCTCAATGGGCCGCGTTCCCGTCCACTTGGCTATGATGTTCTTCTCATCGTTCGCCAGAGTGGCTAAAAGTGTGAGGTTCATCATGCCCCGCTTGCCCGTAAACAGCGGCGTGATATGCCATGTAAGGGTTATATCTTCCCCCACATCTTTATACAGCACATACCTTGCTTCCGTTCCGTCCATGGGCCAGTACGCCTTTATGGTGAACCCTGCGGCGGCAAGGTCTACATCACGGGCATCTAAGGGTATGCTGATAGTGACGGTATCCGCCAGACTTTCACCCTCGATAACAAGGGACTGTATAGGGGTGGTGAGAAGATACTTTCCGTCAACCGTTATTCTGTGCATTGTTCGTCCTCCGCAAGTTTTTCTAAGGCCAGAATACAGCCTAATTTCGCGTCTAAGTCCGCTTTCGCTACAACGGGTATAGAAGTATTAAGTGTGCGTATTATCGCTTGTATAACGGCTTTCTGTTCGTCTGTCATATATCCGTAGCTCCTTTAAATCTGTCATCATGGGTTTTGATATAGTTATAAACAACCTGATACAACGTTTGTCCTTCGAGCGCGGACGGGCTAAAATAGTCAGTGTAATCGGTCGAGTTTTCGCCATACTCTTCAGAAGGATAAACGATGTCCTCTACTCGAATCTTCACCGCCGCGAAAGTTATAGGATTTGCACCCGCCAGCCGTGCTTCCTGCGAAAAATAAGGATTGACTGTCGCGTCAACCCTTTTGTTTACTCTGTCTATCTTAACATCATCTATTACCCAATAATTTACGGGAACGCCCTCTTTTGTAGTTTTAGGTAGATACAGCGCCATATCTTTCCTCCAATGCTGATAATCTCCGGTTTAAGTCCTGCACATAAGGCAATAACAACTTGGGCAATCCGCCCTCGTAATCAACGGCGCACGGGACATCTTTGCCATTGATTTTTTCGGTTATAGCAAGTTCGGGGCATACCTTATAGACTTCTTCGGCTATAAGCCCGTAATCCTGCTTACCGCTGGATTTCCATGTGAACTTACGGGGACGTAGAGCGTTCACTTTTGCTATACAATCCAACCCCGCATCTTGAATATTCTCCTTGCGGCGTATCGAGGAGGAAGCATAGCCTATATATCCTCCGCCTGATGCCGCCCAGCGTAGCGTATAAGTGTTGACAGAATAATCATAAATTTGATCACATTGCAGATAACCTTTAGTAAATATAGTAGCACCGGCGTTAATGGAATAATCCACTCCCAGCGTATAAAGCCCGCTGGTTTGGCCTGATAGGGTTATTTGACCGAGCTTTAACTTACCTCCACTTTGCCCCGAGTACAACGTGCAAGTATTGCCATAAAGGTAACTGCCGTATATATCGAATCCTGCGATTGAGCCGCTTGTGGCTGTAATTTTGCCGCTTATATCGGCATTTACGCAAGACATCTTGCCGTTTGTATCTATCTTGAAGTTGTTGTTTGCCGTGACAACGCCGTTAAGGTTTATCTTTGACGCGCTTATTGATACCGCTTCCGAGCTTTGATTTATGGTGGAAATAATATTGTCCTTGGTGACGGTGCTCGACAATCCCTCGGCGGTTATTTCAAGCTGTGTCTGTATATTCTGCGTCCATGTGGTAGGCATACATACGGTGTTATCTACCACCCACGCCGAACCCGTGTAACGCTTTATTTCCTTTGTCGCGGGATTGTACCAGTATTCGCCCTCCTTTGCGCCCGTAGGCGTGGCGGTCTGATTGTATTTAGGGGATATGACTGTCTGCCACGCGGAACCCGTCCATACCTTTATCTTGCCATCGTTGTACCATTGATACCCCGTATTCGCGGTTTTCTGGTCATCGTCCCACCCTAAAGAGGGGTCGGTGTCGGATTCAACAGGGGTCAGGAAAGCTACCCGTGTGACCGTCTGCTTCATTCCCTCAACGGTCATTTCTATTTCATGGGCTGCGCGTCCGGCTATGAGCGTCCGGCGGTTCTCCGCGCTTATGGCGGGGCGCAGAGGGGAGCCGGAGCTTATGTACTGTATCCTTGCCCTGCCCTTAAAGGTCAAGTCCATGCGGTAAATGGGGAAGGTATAAGTCCCATCGTCCGTGACTACCTTTATCATGTCGCCTGCTTCCAAAGACCAATCGCCCTTTGCGTCCAGCTCGACAGGCGTAAACGCCGCAAAGGAGTTTAAGCGGTTATAGATAACCTCTGCATAAGGTCTTATCTGTGCATCGGTATAGCCATACAGCATAGGGCAGTCTATTATTTGATAAGCGTTCGTCCCCGTGCCGACTATTACGCCTATGTCCTTTTCGGACGCGGCTACTTGTAATTTGTCTATCTTGGCTACCTGATACTCCGATACCACGGCGTTATAATAATCCGCGGAATTGGCGGTCTTATTAAAGGTGACATTGGTATTGGCGAACCACGCCAGTTCACATACTCCGCTTCGGGATATGCGGGCAAAGGAACACGCCGCCTCGGCTATCCATTGAAGAACTTCCCGGCATAGAACATCTTGCGTCCTGAACAGCGGCGAATCAAAGGTTTTCCCCGAATTGGGGAAGTCTGCCGTTGAAGCGGGTACGCCGACATGAGCGCAAAGCGATGTAAAAATATTTTTTAGTGTAGTCGGGTACGAAAGAGAATTAAGAAAAGCATCTGCGCTCACATCGAATTTTACCATTCTGTCATGGGCGGTGATGCTTATTTTTTTAGGTTTTAGTTTATCGGGCTTTTCGGAGATAAACACGCCCAGAGGAACATATTCGTATTCTTCCCCCACGAGTACGCCTATCGAGGCGGTGAACTCCGTGCCGTCAAAGTTAAAAGAGGACAGCCCCCCGTCAAAGTTAAGGAGTTCTATCCCCAGTTCTGCGGAACAGGCCGCGCCTATCGTCAGTTCTTCGTCCTCGAAAGCCATGCTTGAATAGGTCAAGCCGGAGATAGAGAGGTTTTGTTCCGCTATCTGATTTTCGCCGAATGTCAGCTTTAGCTTTTGGGGCTTGCCCGACATTACGGCGTTACGAAAGCCTGTGCTTACTGTATACATTTTGCCTCCAATAAAAAAGACACCCGAAGGTGTCACGGAGTATCTATCTTAATGAGCCGATAATTCCGAGTAAAAACAATATGCCGAATGCGATTAGGATTTTGGTCAGGCAACCGCTCTTCTTAGGTTTACCGCCCAGATATACATTAAATCCGCCGCCGCCTGTCGGCGTGTTCTTTGTCGTTTCAGTTTCCGCCGGAACGGCGTTTGCGCCCTTGGTCACTATCTTCGCGGAACCCTCTGCATTGCCGTACAGTCCATACCCGCGCTGGAACCAGAGAGAAATTTTCGCGCTATCCCGCCTGTCTTTTATGGTTATTCGTGCTTTAATGGCTTCATTCCTCGTTCTTATGTCAAACACGTGCCTGCCTACCGGGCATTCTATAAAACTGCGTTCGCCCAAACCGAGCCGACACACTTCTTCACCGTCCTCGCTGACTACAATTTGTTCGGCGTATGAACCTTCCAACTCCGGGCGTTCTATTATCACATTGGGTTCGAGTATCGTTGTTTTTACACGTTCCAAGCCCTCTTGTGCCTCCTGATTGTCCATGTCAATATCAAGAGCACGGTCGTAATATTTTTCGGCGTCATCAAGCATTTGCCGTTCTTCGTAGTCTTTCGCTCTTTTGAGAATGTTATTGATTTCGGACGAGCGATTTATATTTACCGTTCCGCTCACTTTCTGTACGGCATCGGCGATCATTATCTTGGTTCCGCAATAATTACAGAAACCAAATTCCCTATCCTGATCTAACTCTATATCGGCATTACAGTTTGGGCATTTAAGAGCTATTATTTTCATAACAAAACCCCCTAAAGATATGTAATTTTATTATTACGCCTTTAGGGGGAAGTGTCAATACTCTATTACCGTCATGCTCAAAGAAATATACGCCTTGTTCTTATCACCTTCGGGGAACCAGATAATTTCTTCTTTCCTGTCGCCTACATAAAACGTGCCGGAATAGTTACCCGCAAGGGTCTTAGGGTTCGGACAGGTAAAAGGAAAGCTGTCGGAATCGACTGCTTGTAATATCGCCGAGCACAGTTCCCATGTCAGCACGTCCCACGACAATTCAACGGTCAGCTTCTGCGCTACCATTGTTCGGTTGAGTGTGCCGGAAGCGTCTCTTTCAGCCTCCGTGTCGAGGTCAGCGAGTGTCATATTCAGTTTAGAGGGGTCGGGGAGCGTATAGCTCCCCACCTTTAAGCCTATATCATATCTATACATCACACGTTACCTATGGCAATATTGTTCATATTGACCGATTGATTGACTATCCTACCCAGCTTCGCAGAGGGATACAGTGCTATCTCCATATCCTTATCCGCTATTCTCTTGAGCAGGGCTATGATGGTTTGGGTATCCTTATCGTTCAGCCCGCCCATTATGGATTGCAACTTATCAAGAGGGGCTATGACTTCGGGATTGTTCTTGGCGTTGGCGTATTCGCCTACCCTTGCGAGGGTATCGCCGTAAGCAAGGCCGCCCTGCGCCAGCAAGGGAATAGTTTTAAGGGTAAATAATTGTTTGTCTACGCCCGCGAATATCGTTTTGCCGCCAATAACAAGAGGATCAATGGTAATGTGCATCTTCTCATTTACCCAGTTGATGAGCTTGTTCATCAGCGATATAGCAGCGTTAATGGCTTTCTTGAACACGTCCTTAAACGCGAGCTCAACTCCGTCCATAGCAGAAGTCCACTTTTCTTTTGTGAACCACGGCTCAACATTCTCACGGAACCATTTCACAATGCCTAAAGTGTTCCACCATTCAACGACGGCCTCCCATTTCTCTCCGATGCCTTCTTTCATGCCTTCACCGGCTTCTGCCCACTTTTCTTTAGTCAACCACGGCTGAACCTTTTCCTCGAACCACTTGGCGATACCAGTATTCTCCCACCACTCCTTGAAGCTGTTCCATTCTTCGCGGAGGTTATCCAAGCTAAGGGTTGCACCCTCCGTGTTAAGGCGTATTTGTTTCTCGTTTTCGGGTTTAAGGTTTTTCCACCATTCAACGGTTTTGTCCCAGTCTCCTGTTGAATTTTTCTGGCTTATTGCGGTATCCACACGCAGAGTTTTCCATTGGTCGGCATTCGTTTTTTCCCACCAATTTATAAGGTTTTTTGTTTCATCATCCTTTGTTTCTAAGGATACTGTACCGCCCAACTGTATCTTGTCGTGTTTGCCGTCATTAAGTATATCCATCTTTTCATTGGACTGCCCAAGACCTTTATTTATGCCGTAGAATATCTTCTGCTTCGCCTTTAGTGCTGCGATTAGGAGCCGCCACGCTTTCTCCGCTATTGATTCCCAATCAATATTTTCAAGCATTTCCTGCAACTTCGAGCTTACCTCGTTCCAGTTCGTTGTTTCTATAATACCTGTCAGAAAATCAAGAACACTGCCTATCTTCGCCTCTATAACATCAGCGGTCGCGGTTGTATCCCAATCTTCCACAAAGCCATTGATAAAATCGCCTATGCCTTTTCCGAGGTCGCTCCATTTGATACCTTTGAGCCACTTTGCAACAACCTTCATAGCAAGGTTAAACCCGTTGGCGAGGGTATTGCCGAGCTTACGGAAGTTGAAGTTCTCTATAAAGCCGTTTACCGCTTCTACGATATCCTGAACGGTTTTCAGTATCTTAGGTCGGAGCTTATCTATCCAACCGTTGAGCTGGCTTACTGCGGTATTTAAGCCTTGTGCAATGACTGTACCTACACCTTTCCAGTCTCCGGCTTTTATGGCGGCTTTAAGTTTATCCATCCATTTGGAAACATCGGTCGGAAGCATACTCTCAACAGATGTTTCCTTGAACATGCCGGAAGTATCCGCGCCTCCTGTTCCGCCGCTGTCTTTCTGCTGCTGAATAAGGTTGATCTGGTCGAATCCCGCAAGAGTGCCTTTCAGATCTTTTGCGGCTTTGTTGGATTTATTAAGGGATTTTGCGTAATCCTGCTGCACATATACCGCCTTTGTAAAGGTGGAATCGCCTCTGAATTTTGCGAACAGTGCGCCCAGCATATTAAACAAACCGGCTACCGCCTGTATTATCTTGTTTATTACGGGGAGTATGGATTGCAGAGCAGGAAGCAGCATAGCTGCTATACTGTTTTTGACATAAGTAAAACCGCTTTGCAGCTGGGACATGGCGGCGTTGGCCTTACTACTGGCCTGCACCATATTATTCATACCTTCGGTAGTTCCCATGATCATGGCATTGATACTTCGCCATATAATCATACGCGACAGTATCTTTGTCACAGCCTTTCCCATTTTAGAGAAACCAGAAGTGATATCTTTTACTTTGGTTTTAACCGCATCTACAGCCTTGCCGAATACTTTCTTTACAGCTCCGCCTATTTTCGATACGACAGCTCCGACTTTTGCTTTTATCCCTCCAAAAGCCGTGACGGTCTCGCCAAACTTCTCTTTGATTGTCCCGACCTTTTCCCTGAATGCATCGAACTTACTGCCGGCCCCTTCCGTCTCGCCTTGTATTTGTTGCATTTTTTGAATGGCTTCATCAATACTTGGAATCCAGTTTTTATCTTTTTCCCTGAATGCCTGTGCAATACTCTTACCACCATTATCTTCCCAAAGAGCGCGACGTTTGGCGTATTCCTCGTTTGCATCAGCACGGGCTTGCGCTTCATCCTCCGCGGCGGCGCGTATCCTTGCCGCCGTTTCCTCGGCGGCATCGGCGGCCAGCTTCGCCCAACGTATTTCGTCAGCTCGTGCAGCAGCTTCTTTTTTTGCCGTCTCTTCCGCCGCTTTATTGGCTTTTGAAAGCCTTTGTTTTGCAATAGCCAACCGCGCATTGGCTTCTTCCATTTGAGCCGCGTACTTCACCCTTGCGGCTTCGGTTTTAAGTGCTTCCCTTTCCGCTGTGGCCTGTGCGCGTATGGCCTTCGCGTTCTGCATACTGCTTGCCGACTGCTTTACAAATCGGTTAAGTCTGGTTTCCAGCTCGGTCAAGACCTTCTCGGCGGTTGAAGCATCACAACCGACTAAAATTTGTAATTCTTCAACGACCACGGACATATCCTCCGAATTTATTTCTTATTTCATCTATCCTGTTGTCAAGGCTCCGCTCCCACGACGCAGGAACAAACAGTTCTTCGTACTTCGGTAAATCGTGCTTGGACTTGGAAAACATATTGCTTATGTTGGTGGCAATAAACCTTGATACCAGCACGCTTGAATAGTACATTTCCCTGCATTGGTTTTCCTCGCGGGCTTCGATATAGTCTACAATATCGGCGGGTTCATGCTCCCAAAACTGGTTTGGGAGCATTCCCGCCATGCTTGCACGTTTGAGCAAATCGTAGATTATATCGGTGAAGTCCTTTTCAATGTTTTTCTTAACGTCCTCGAACTGCTCTCTTAGCGAACGACGCTCTTTGCCACGTCCGCCGCCGCCGCCGTTATCGCCTCGGTCATTGCCGCCGACATATCCAGCTTGTTTAAGGGCTCTCTCATATAGTCCTGAATGCTCTGCCCTTTCAGGTCTACACGACCGAAAAAACCCATGCCGTAAGCGAAGTTCACCAGCTCGGTATAAATGTCCTCCATGTAAGTACCCTGCTCCATGAGCTTATCAAACTCATCGAACACGGCCTGCTTGCTCTTAGGTTTGGGGTTTGCAAACGACATTACCACATCTGCAAAGAAATCCAAATCGCCCTGCTCGTAAGCGGTGAGGAACTTTACTTTGAGATTAGGAGCACCTATTTTCTGTTTGAGGTCGCAATAAGCCTTGCAGGAGGCTTTAAGTTCAAATTCACCGATATTCATGTTGTTCTCCTTTATACGGGGGTAGTTACGGTTTTGCCGTTGAACAGGTCAACATAGGAAGTCGTTTCGCCCTGGAATGCGATATATACGGAATCGCCGACAAGGTTGACGGAGAATGCGCCCGTCTGGGCGTTGTTCGCCTGCTGACCGCCTGCGTACATGGATACGACCTTGCCCTTGTAAAGAATACCGGTGCCGAGCTTGGTAGCATCGGAAGGGATTTCGTACTCTTCGTAAATCCAGATAACATCACCGACCAGAAGCCCCATCTTCGCCATATTGCCGGTCTCGGCGGTGAAGTCAGGAACAAAGGAATACTCGAATACGGGCATTTCCTGCTGACCGGCAAGGTTACGCACGAAGTATTCAGATATAATGTTTACGGAAACCTCGGAGGGCGAACCGCCCTTATCGGGGGTTTGGGTAAGACCAGCTATCTCGGTCTTGTTTGCCATAGTGTAAGCGGTATCATAAAATACGCGCTGGCCTACGGAAGCTTGATACTGTGCCATATATTTCTCCTTTTAAAAAGTTTTGGTTTTTTTGAAATAGACTACGTTGACGTGCCATTTCCCGTTTGCGTCTCGGTACGGCTCTGTCGTGCGGGTCTTTATGTAGTGTTTTTCCAACATTGCGGCGTGGAGTTTGTCAGCCAAATCGAGAACGCCTGTAAATCCCTTGGTGCTTATGTAGGTCTCGCCCCACACACCACATCTTATTGAGGTGGCGGGAAGCGCTTCGCCCTCTAAGGATTTTACCGATGTCTCCTGCGTGATGTTCAATGTCACGATAGGATACCTTTCGGGGGTCTCGTCAGATTCCGGCTGAACCTCAACTTTAAGTTTTTTGTTAAGATACTTCTGAGCGTCCTTATAGATATTCGTCATAGCAGTTTCCTTATCTCGTCCGCCACGGACTGAACAACAAAATCCTTTGCCGCGTCAAAGGCGGGCTTCATATAGGGGTGAGGGTGTGCGCCATAAACCTTGTAGAACAGTCCCTTCTTGCTTAGGACGGTCTCAAAGTTGTACTTGCTCAGGTCTGCCATGCTCTCATGGACATACCACGGGATTTTTGCCGAAGAACCCAATTCGTTATAAATACCCGTACCGTATTCCAGCGTCATAGCCTGCGGTATGGCTGCGGTATGGACTTTGCCCTTCACGGCCCCCGTTTTTTCATCGAAGATGGTAAATTCTATCGAATCCTTCAACTCCCCCGAATCAACGCGAACCATGGAGATAGCTATATCCGCCATTTCCTTACCGCCGCTCTCTGTACCTTTTCGGATGGCAGACTGAATATCCGGCCTTTCAAACCTCTTTATGACTTTAACTTTGGCGTTAAACATACTTCTTTGCCGTATATGTCGAGAACCCACGGGCGGAATTGACGGACTCCACAATATAGCTCGGCGTTTCCTGCGGGTCATTCAAGCAGATTCCGTCGCCCTCGACTATCTGAACAGGACCATCGGAGGGGTCTTTGCAGATTTTGATATATTCCTTGATACGTTCGCCGTACATGGCTATATCCTCTGCGCTTCCGGCAGAGTTAGCCACAAGCTTATACCGTCTGACTAAGGCCCACTCCGAAACAACTGTCTGCCCGTTCACCGTCTCCTTAATAGGGGCAAGCACATAAACGTCTTTTTTATCCTTCGCTCTCATATACCGCTCCTAACGGGTTCATTTTGCCTTTTAAAGCCAGTTTAAGGTTCTCGGTAATATCTATATAGTTAGTGGACACTCCCGCCGCAGATTGGGAATTAAAGGCTTCTGCGCCCATCTTCCCTATCGCCTTTACCGCCGCGTCCTCTATATAGGGTTCTAACCACTTCGGAGGATCCTTGTAGCGGGTAATGGCACACGCTACTGCGGTATACCGCTCCAAAAACATCAGGATAACGCCGTCCGGCGCACCCGTTTGAAGCTTTACGTTGTTTACCATTACCTCATTCATTTATTCCTCCTTCTTAGGGCGGCCCCGCCGCTTGGGTTCTTCTTCCTTAAACTCTCCGTCGTGTTTGTATCCCAGGGCGATAAGCTTTCTTATCGTCGCTTCGTTGGAAGTCTCAAAAAGGCCATGCACAAACTGTGCTATGGCCTTATCTTCCTTCACATCAAAGGGGATACTCGTTTTGTTCCCCTGATAGAATTTCATGGTTATTCAGTGGTGAGGTTGGTTATCTTACCGTGGAGCCATTCAGGGCCGTAGTTCAGACCTACCTGTCCGAATATCTCACCCTTCTTGCCCGCTCCGGCCTTAGCCAGCTCTTCAAAGAAGAAGTTGCCCTTGCCGGGGGTGGGCTGCTCTACAAGATGCACTACATCACGACGGAAAAGAAGTATCTGGTCTTTGGGCATGGCGCGGGAAAGGACTATGCCCACATCGCCGAAGTCAGTGATAAGGCGGGTCACGTTCACACCAGCCTCCATGCGGGAATCCGGCATCTGCATGGAACCCTCATACAGCGCGGAAATGGCCGCCTTCTGGAAGGAATTGCACATCAGTATCATGCCGTTCACGTCGCCGCCGTTGTCGAAGATGGACTTGACCAGTGACTTTATCATAGCCTTGGTCAGCGCGGCAGCGGTAGAACCTGAGCCCTTCGCGTCTATGACGTTGGTGGTCAGCGCGGTAAGAATACCACGGGACTTGTTGACGGTAGCATCGGTGGTAGCGGCGTTGTACTCGCCCTGCAAGGAAGTGAACTCTATATCGTTGGCGATATTGAGCATCTGGCGGGAAATCTGCCAGTTCCACTCGTCGCCGGGGTTAGCCTGCTGACCGGCTATGTTGATACCGCTCATAGTACCCATGTTAGATTCCTTGGCATAGGAAATCTCACAAGCCCTCTGGTATATCTGGGTCACGTTGGTATGCTGAGTGCGGGTTATCTTCTTGGTGTCAGGCGCGGTCATGGATGCCTGCTCGGATATGGCAGGCTGGGAGGGAGTGTCAAGGGAATACTCCTGATCTACCGCGAACTGAACGTGATTGGTGTACTGAGGCTCCGCTATAAGGTTTATAAACGGGGTCTGGGTGTTGCTCTTGGTGTAGAGCAGGCCGGAATAGTTAGGTACTGCAAAACTCATTATAGGGGCGTTTGCCATGATATTTTCTCCTTTAAGTTAAGTCTATTTTTTTAGATTGCGCGAGGGTCATAAGCTGCACTTGCTTAAGCATATTGCCCGACTTGACAGCTTCCGCCCACTCCGCTTTGAGTTGAGCGGCTTCGTTCGCCTCTGCCCCGGAAGCAGGGGGTGTGCCGCCGCCCAGAAGGTCAGTTTTCGCTTTCTGCTCCGCCGCGATCACCTTGGCGGACAGAAGCTTTACGATGGAGTTCGCAAAGGCCGTAGCCTTATCCGTCTCCGTGAATGTAGGCATTTCGGGGAAATCGTCCTCTTTCAGCCCTGCTCCGGCAAATATCTTGCCTATTTCAAGGCTGCAAATCTTAGTCTTGTATTCGTTCTCCGCGTCCTTGGCGGCCTTTTCCGCTTCGGCCCTGCGCTGCTCGTCCGTCATTTCCTTCTCCTTATAGGATTTAAGGTTCCTCGACAGCTCGGCGGCCTCGGAGGCTTTTTTGTCGAATACATCTTTTTTTACATATCCCGTATAATCAGGTGTAAATTCATAAGAGGAATAAAGCGCAAGCTTTTCCTCGGCGGTCATATCTTCCCGATAGCCTTCCATTTTGGTAATGTCTATTTTCATTTTTTCTCCTTTGGGATTTATGTCTTCTCTGACAAAATGGGATTTATGCCTTCTCTGGCGTAAAATAGCACCGGCAATTAGGATGTTTTGTCGGTATTTTGTCTATTGGATAAATTTTTCCGTTGCGTTCTTCACACTCTTTGCAAACTTTTTCATCGTTCTGTGTGTGCCACTTGATTTTTTTATAACCGTTGTCCTTAAAGGCCCTTATTACGGTCTTATCTTCAACGGTGATAGCGAATTGGTCTGTTTGCCATGTCACATAGTTCAATCCCCGCGTGAAATCCTGCTTTATAGGGGGATAATTGACGGTAGGGGGGTCTTTGCCGGAGTACTCGGCATCTGCGATTATGGATTCAGCCAATCTTGCCCCCTTTCTTTCCAGTTCTTTTGTGAAAACATATTTAACAACAGGGTCGTAATCGTCCAGAATACCTATTACCCACGCTTCGAGTATCCTATCCGGCCCGTTATGGTCTGCGTATGCTTTCTTGGCTATATCCAAGTACGCTTCTTCGGATAATCTCAGGATTTTTCTGTACAGAAGATTTATCTGGTCGATTACCTTTGTGTTGGAATCAATATAAAAGAGCGTTTCCTTAGTTTTCAGAAACGCCCTCGTTATTGTTTTTTTCAGGCTCTTCGCCCGTTCGTCCCCGTACTCGTACATTCATTGCCTCCGCTATTTCGTTTGCCTCCTGCTTATCCTGTTCAAGCTTCCGCTGATGAGCGGCCTCAGAATCCTCCACGAAGGACACCATATCAAGAATGTCCTTATCTGAAAGTAGCCCGGAGCCCTTGACTTGGGTCATAAATTGCGCCTCGTCCGTCATAGAGGAAGGAATATTCCTTGCGAACGCCACATCTAACACTTCCCAATTATAGTGGTTGGCGGTTCCCTCATTCATCAGCGCGGTTATCTTCTGCGCCCTGCCCTCCAGCAGACCTTTTTCAAAGTTACGTTCATACGCTATTATCGTGTTATCCATACCGTAGTTCTGGTATCTGACGGCCTGGATATTCTGATACACTTCGGCTATTTCAGTGGGGTTGGTCTGGCCTAAAGAGGCGTATATATCGCCAGTCAGAATGTCGAAGTACCCTTGAATGGATTGTATGTCAACATTCTTTATCAGCCATTCAACCTTATTATCCTCGCCCAGATATAAGGTCTTGAATTTGGACAGCCTTTCGTGGAATTCTTCTTCGTCCTCATCGGTTTCGGGCTGCATGTAGCCAATCATAAGAAGAATGGCCTCATCGTTATATTTAAACGTGTTGGAAACGTTGTTCAGAATGGCGTTTCTCGCGTGAACCAATGGAAGAACCTTTTCAAAATACCCTTCTCTGTTTGGCATGGGGTATTCTACAATGGGTATGCCGCAGGTCTTAAGCAGCGCCATTTCGGAAGCTGTGGCGGGTTCTTCCCGAACGTTGCCGTCAAATATATACTTTGTCCAGCGGTCGTCCGTAATCAGTTCATAGGTCTCATACTTCCGATTGTCCACGAGCGAAAAATATTCTTCTCGAATGATAAAAGCCGTGGGATTGCGGTCTATGGTCTGGTCGTGGAACAGCATTGCTTTTCTGGGATCCACGGGCTTGAACTTTGGAGCTATCAGGCCGTCCCTTTTAGAAGCGTATATCCGTTCGTATGCCGTGCCGCATATCAGTGCGGAAGTGGCAAGCCGCATATTCTCTTTGTCCTCGTGGTTCCGGCGCATTATCGCACGATAGCGGTTCAAATATGCGTCGTCCCTCGGATTCTTATCGGGCAAGTCCTCAAACTGCATCTTAGGCCGCCCGGCAACATCGGAAGTCTTTTTGACTACCGTATTCGTCTGAACGTAGTATTTGCACGGTGAGCCTATGAAGTACCCGGCGGCTATGTCTACCGCATATTTAGGGATAGGGGAATATATGCCATTCAGATCAACGCAGTCGTATTCCTTATACATATCGCACCTTTTCAGGATGGAATCCTCCAGCGCACAGCCGAATACGGTTCTTATGTTATCCCCGTTTATCCTGCGGGCTTCTTCCCGCGTTAAAATCATTTCTGTCACAGTATCCTACCTCCGCCGATAAGCTTAGTACCGGCAAATATATCATATCCCAGGGCATATGAAAGCGCGTCTATGCCGTGGTTGTCCGCGTCCTCCGGTATGTCTAACTTCTGTCCGGCGGAATCCGTTTTCCACCGATAAACCTTAAACTCTCCTATTAGGTTCACACATTTCTGGTCGATTATTATTTCATAGTCGTGCAACCAGTCTATTCTTCGGGTGATAGCGGACTTCGCCCCCTTGGCTTTGCCCTTCTTGCATTTGTCCGCATGGATACCCATCTCTTTAAGCTCTTTGATACGGTCAGGCTCCGCCGCGTCACAGTACACTACATGGCCCAATGCCTTATTGTATATCAGCTCCCCGTATTGGCGGGTAGTGACCTCGTTCACGAATAATTCATCAAACACATATATCTTGTGGTTATGCTTATCCAGCGAACACTTAACGAAAGCGCAGGGGTGATTATATCCGAAGTCGCTGCCGACACGGATATTTCTGAATTCCCTGCCGGACAGGTCTGCAATATTCCAGTGCTTTCCGCGCTCGAACACAGTAGAACCTAATCTGCCAAAATTCCCTAACGTATCTACCCATAATCTCTGCCCAGTGGATTGCTCCCTTTTCTGAATATCTTCCTCGGTGAGAAAACGGTTGTCGGCATAGGTCGTTTTCAAAATAAAAACATCTGAACCTTCAACTACACCTCTTGCGGTCTTGTCTTTCAGGGTCAGAGCTTTCAGTTCGTCTATTGACTTCACATCGGGGTGATGCCACAAGGGTTCAAAAAAGACCTTATAAAGCCAGTGCGTTTCAGGGAACGGGTTGAACGCCATTATTATCCTCTTGTTCGGCTGCGGTAATCCTCTCAGCTTCGCGTCCTTATCAATACCTCTCAAACAGTTGTCCAGAACCTCAAACGCCTCATAAGAAGGACATTCGTCACCTTCCTCCATGAATATATCAGTCAATATACCTTTCTTCGGCTTCAACGATTTCAATCTCCGCGTTTCCTCTAACGCACCGAAGATTATCTGACGACCGTTATACAAACAGGTAATAGTCATGGTGGACTTGTCAACGGAAAACTCGTCTGTAAGCCCCCATTCGTCTATTACAGAGATTATTTCATTGAAGCAAGAGGTTCTTAAGTCTACCTTGTAATAACGGCACACAAGCCAATTATGGCCGTTATAGGTATCGGCTACTATCTCCCTTACAATGTGGTTCGATTTGCCGGAGCCGCGTCCGCCGAAAATGAGCTGCACTCTCGCTTTCTCATCGAGGGTGCAGGCGTACACATCATTGAAATCGTCCTTGAGGATAAGGCGCGGTTCACCGTTACGCAGTTTGAAATAGTAGACCACATCGTTAGGGTCAACGTTATACTTGGCACAAATTGTGTAAATGTCCATTTTGTGGGGGAGAAAAAATGTGCGGGGAGCTATATGTTCGGCGCGTCCCCCCTACAAAAACCACCCCCATGCCCCCCCTCCGATTATGCAGCATATACATACATTTTTGCGGTGCATAAACGGGGTTATTCATCCGCACTTTTGCATATCTATACACAGTATGTAGGTACTAACCCCGTATTATACAACACTTTATACATTTTACTTTATAACTATTCGTTAAACTACACTTTAACGAATACTTGAGCCGGATATATGCAGACTATGCAGACGCTATACATCACCGCCAGACCGCCCAAAACCGCCTCTAACCACTCTATCAGCGTCGGCCTGGGCGACCTCTACCCGCACCCCGTCAACGTCCCCGCAACGGCTCAAAATAGCCAAGGCGGCGGCGGTAGAATCCCGCGCATAGGGGGCATTTAGGTTTTTTTCGAGGACTTTTTGCGCACGAGAACGCATCCTTTGATAAAATTTATCATCCTCCTTGCCCCGCTCTGCCAGCTCCTTATCCAGCGCGGCTTGAAACACCGGGAACTCCCGGAACCACCGCCACACGGTAATTTTATTGACTCCTACCCGGTCGGCGATCTCCTTGTAGCCGCTCATGTAATGGGTGGTGCCGTCCTCCTGCTCCTCGCCCCATACCCACAATTTGACGGCCTGGCGCTGCTCGTCTGTTAGTCCTGGCCTACAATGGGGCTGGCCTCTATACTGCTCTTTACTGCTTGCCATACGTTACACCTCCTCAATCCGCAACGGTAATTTATTTATTGCGATAGTTTATCCCCCTTTATGGGGGGACTTTGACAATCTTTTCAATTTTTCTTTTTTTGTTTTTTCTCCGCCCCTTCGGGGGTCGGTCTAATACTCCATATTGATATTATAATAGGTATTTACCCCCGCAAACCCCCGCATCAAAAGTTTTTGCCTTATCAGTCAGACGGCGCTTGCCGTCAGCCGCCTTCAATTTCAACTGCTGACAATTTGTCAGCAGTTCTGATGCCCCTTCTGACTTTAGTCTTTCTTTTAGTTTTGCCCAATAATTGCTTGCACCTCGCTGTGCCAATTTCCTTCTCCAGTTTCCGCAGCTGGGCCATGATCTCGCTGGTGGGCGGGTACTCCAATTATATAAGAGGGCTATATCAGCCCTCTTTTTTCATGTCCTCATAGATCAGGTCGGTTATATAGGCGTTAACGCTTTTTCCTAATTTTTCCGCTCTCTGTTTTATTTTTTCTTTTTCTCCTGCTTTCACTGTGATTTCAAGTCGTTCATACGTTTTTGAGTTGTATTTTCTTTTTGCCCTCGTTGCTGATGTGCCCATGTTATCACCTCCGCAAACATTATATAACGTCCGGCATACTGCCGCAAGTATATCTTCCTAATTCTTTAAGGCTTTTCCCTTAATATTTCAGTTGACTATATACTCCCGTGAGTATATAATAGAGACATCGAAAGGGGAACCACCCCGAACAATGGAGGTTAAAAATGGCAAGCTACAGAATCGAGAAGAATGCACAATATAACAGCAACGAAATTTATTTTGACAGCAAACCCGCCGCCGAGGTTTTAACCGCTCTGCGCGGTCTGAAAATGCGCTGGAACCCGAAGAAGGGTTGCTGGTACGGGTTCGCCGCTCAGGATGACATATTAGCGGCTATCGGTGAGCATGATAACGAGCTGGGCGGCACGATCTCCGAGGGCTATTTAGGGACTACCCGCTGGGACGGCAATAAGTCCGGTAAACACCTGCACGGCGCGGAACTGTCAAAGGCGATTCGCGAGGAGCTGAAGCGGCAGGGCGTTAAGGGCGTTTCCGTCAGCTGCAAAACATTCACCGGCGGGCAGGAAATCACGGTTAAGGTTAAGGCCGCCGCCGAGGACTTCATCAGCCGCGAGAAATACATCAATGATTACGACGCTGGAAAATATGGCCTTCGCGCCGCCTGGTTCGTCACCGAGGACGGAGAGAGCATACACCACACCGCCCTATTCAGCGATAAATACAGTAATGAGGAGCAGCATCGCATAATCAGGAGCCACGCCGCCCGCGAGTATGATTCCGCCGTTTCCGGTAGAACTGACATTAACCATTACAGGATTGATGACAATAAAATCTATACTGAGGCGTTCCGCGCAAAGCTGCACCGGATAAATGCGGTGTTGGACACATTTCATTATGACGACAGTAACAGCATGGTTGATTATTTCGACACTAATTTTTACCGTAATATAACGGTTGTGGCGGCGTAAAGCCGCCCCCGCCGTATGATTTTAAGGAGGTACAATATGTATGTTTGTTTGCTGAATCCGTACGGAATAGATGATGGAACGAAAATATGGTATCGTAAGCAAGGTAATTATTGTTTTGATTTTGTATCGTCCAAGAAATTTGCATCACCACTAACTAAGGATGAAGTATTGAATATAATGCGCTATGCGGATTGGTACAAACAACAATATAACGCCAGTGCAATTATGAGAGGATAGGGGCCTAATAAGGCCCCGAAGAAGAAAATTGAGGTAACCACATGATGCGTTATCAGGTTATTACATGGACGAGGGGCGAGGGGCACGACGAGCGGCGGAAGTTTAGCACCCTCGCCCAGGCCCGCGCCGCCGCCCGTATCTACCGCCGAGAGTGCGACGGCGTGGGGATATATGATTTCCGGCTTGGGGTCGTTCGGGAGACTTTAGGACGGTTCCCCGATGTATGATTGCATGATTTTCACGTTCTGTATGATTCTATCATCCGGGCCGTACATCAACGCATGATTCGCCGCTTCCAGGGCTTCTCTGGGGCGGCCCGTGTTATAATAGGCTATAGACAGCATATCAAACGGCAGCGGCCCCCACGGGTCAGGCTCGCAGATGTATGATAACGGCCTTTCCCGTATGTTTACGCATGATTCGCCGTAGTAGATGCATGATTTCCAGTTTTTAGCATGATACATGATTTTCATCATTTCAAACCATGCTTCACGGTATTCGGGGGCCTCGATTATAGCCCTCTGGAGCCACGCCTCGGCCTCTAATTGTTTTCCCTGTATGATTTTACACCGAGCAATGAAACGCATACTGGCGGCCCGTTCAGGCGGCCACACGGCACTTCTAAGGGCAAGATGTTTCTCCAGCGTTTCAATGGCCTTACTGTATTCCCGATGGAACATATATTCGCGGCCTAAGTAATGCATGTTTCGGTCGTTCTCCGGCTCTTCCATAACCGCCAGTTCCAGAAGTGGCAGATAATTGCTCCGGCTTTTCTTCTCGTCGGGCCAATGGTCAACCCTCAACGGCAAATCGCAGTATGATTCTTCGCCGTATGATTTCAGCACTTCGTGAACGGGATTCTTCCAGTAGTATGATTTTGTATGAATTTTATCGGCGTTGAATGATACTCCGTCCCTGCCGTATGGTTCATGGCTCCAAACATATAAATACCTTCCCCGCGTCCCGTGAAAGTTTTTCCGTATGATTTCCGCCCAGCCGGGCTGTATGATTTCGTCCAGGTCGAGGCATACCAACACGTCCGCATCTTGCGGTATGATTTTCAATGATTCATTTCGCGCTACATCAAATCTCCACGGCTGTATGATTTTGGTTTTTACGATGCAGTTGTATGATTTCAGCTTATCAACGGTTTTGTCTGCGCTCCCCGTATCGAGAACGCAGACATAATCAGCCTCTTTTGCCGTCTCATACCACCTGTCAACGAATTTTTCTTCGTCCTTAGCTATGGCATATACAGCTATTTTCATTTTCTCCCCTCAAAAACCAGTTGATGAAATAAATCTGCCCTTTCCCCGTTACTTTCGGGGTGCGGGTTATCTTGGTGCTTCCGTCAGGGTTGGCTATAACCGTTTCCTTTATCTCAAAATATCCGGCTTCCATAGCCTTTTGGGTGGGCATATTCCAGTTTTCGCCCTTCTTGCATAACCAGCCGTTATCCCTCAACCATGTGAACATTCTGTTAGCCCCTATAGGCTTCCCGTTCTGGCGTATCATCTTTGCAAGCTGTCCCACTAAGCAGCTATCGTGTGAGGCTTGCACGGCCTCCGCAAACAGCACTTTGGGGGCGTTGTGTTCTACTGTCGCTTCAAGCTCCTTCCGCCGCTCCTGCTCTTGTTTAAGGGCTGAAAACACCTTTATGGCGTTGGCGGGGTCGGCTATCATCTGTTCTATCGTAGTCGGTGTGGCGTACATACCATGTTTACGGATTGAGGGCAGGACTTCGTGAATTATCCACCGCTTGAATGCTCTGGCTTCCGGTTTAGTAGAACAAAGTACAAGATGATAGAGGCCGGATTCATTCACGCCGTTCACTTCTTGTGTTTTTGTGGGGCTTTGGGGGTGGGTTACTTTTAGTAACCCCCTTTCATCCTCATCCAGCCTGTCCATTGCACGGCTCACCTGCTCTAATTCAAGAGCTTTGCATACATCAGACGCCACAAACCACGGTTCGCCGTCCTTAATAGTAGTCCTTATCTCTCCAAACTGGTTGTTATTGAATATCTGTAATTCGTTCATTGTAACTCCTTTCATGTATTTATCTCACTCCGGTATGTCTATGTATTTCATCATTCTGTCTATCGCACGTTCTTCAAGGTGTTCTATTGCCTTGGGGGATTTATCCATTTTTACACCTACCCTGGTATTAGACGGCATATCCCGCGAATAGAAATGTTCGTAAAAGTTATATTTCAACTCGATTACCCTTCTCTGGTTCGCGGGGAACTCATCTAATGCGGCATCCATGAACGCTACGAATGACATATCATCGTTTATTCTTTCCAGCATTTCAGCCATTTGCAGATTATACCGCTCCTTTGCCGCCATGAGCTTTATAGCGCTCCGGGCAGTCGGGTCGGTAATGTCGCTGCCGTGCGGCATACCCGATAAAACCTGTGGGTGAATATCCGCTACCGCTTCCATTCTCTCTTTGATGCTGGCTATTTTTTTATCTATTTCTTTCGCGTTTCTCTTGGCTTTCCCCCAACGAACAAGCAAACGCCTGATGTATGCCCGTTGTTCGCGTTTCGTCATTAGTCCCTCCTTAACAATTCATCTGCCGTTATGTTAAAATAATCTGCCAACCATATGATTCTGCTCGCGGTCGGCTCCATGCCGTCCATCTCATAGTGATAAATGGTCGCCGCGCTTATGCCGGTTTCGCGCTCCATCGCAGCCCGCGACTTGCCCTTCTTTTCTCGGTACATTCGTATCCTCTGCCCTATCGTCATGTTTCCTCCATACGCCGCAATGGCATTTAGTTTCCTGACCTTCTCTGAACTCCTTGCAGATACATCTGCTTTCCTCATCCTTGATTATCGCGCAGGGGCAGTATCCGCCCCCGCGCCGTATACACTCCCATATATCAGGCCGCAGTAATTCATAGCTCATTCCGCACCCTCCCATATCAGCGGCCTTCCCTCTGCGTCTACCATTACACACACGCCGCCTTGGTTTGTGCTCAGGTATTGTATCCCCGTGAGGTTATCGACATATATTCCATACGTCGCACCCACATCCAGTATCCACAGTCTACGATTGCCAGCCTCAGCCTTTCCGCACCCGCACAGGGCGAGGGTCAGCAGGGTTAATATTGTTATTGTTATTGCTATTACTCGTTTCATTTTTCCTCCTTCGGTGGTTCTGGTAAATATGCCCAATGGGTTATGTGCTCATGTGATATTCCGCCCCATGGGTATTTCCAGCGGCAAACCGTTTTGCCGCGAACATCGGTCTGTTCATAGTAGCGGAATCGTGTTCTGCGCACACCGCCGTCAGATACGACCACGAGTACACCGACACGCTCGCAGATTTCCCTCGTCAAATGCACATCTGGCAAACAATCCTCAATCGCGTGCCATTCCATTCGCTATTCCTCCTTATCCATCTCGACCTCATCTACACACTGTACAGTACCAATCTTATAGCACCCGCATGACGGGCAATGATACACGCCCATTCGCCAAATTATGTGCAACACGCCGGTTCTGCCGCAGTCTTCGCATGGATACGTTATTCTTTTCACGCTTCCTCCTTCCTTTCGCCGCGACCACAAAAATGCTGTTTTTGTACGCTTACCGGAAATACATCATTATCCACGATACAAAGTTCATATTCTGCGTTATCCGCTGTCGCCGAGATACAGTACCGGCAATCTATACATCTCACCACCTCCACTACATCGGTGGCGGGTTCTTTGTCGATAAATGCTATCCAATCACAATCGCTCGGTTCGCACGGTTCTTCACTGCATACCTCGTTGCAATGCCCACATACAAACTGCTTTGCTCTGTTTTTAGTTATATATTCTTTTGTCATACTTCTTCCAATGCCTTTTCAGCTTCTTCACGGACTGCAACCATGTCAACATACTCTTGCGGGTTATGCGCTTTTACATGTGGGTCGCTAAATTTTTTAGCACTCTCAAGCAGTGCTTCTATAATTATGTCTTTATTTGTATTGCAGTCGCACCTGGCAAAGCAATAATATTTGTCGCCGATTTTTACAGGCATTATTCTTCCTCCTTCGGCGGTTTGACCATTTCTACCCGTAAGCTCTCTTTTATGTAGTAATCAATGCCAAGTTGCTTGCATAGTTGTTCGGCTTCTTCCCCAAACTGTTTCCAGTTAATATTTGACGAATAGTAATTCAATTTCCCAATTTTAACCTTGTCAAATATGTCATAACAGTTCTCGATACATTCCAAAACCCGATCTGCGTCCGTTACAGGCTCAAAAGAACACCATGTTTTTATTCCCCAGTCATGCGCTTCTTTCACATCTATAAGCCTGTCGCTTGGCATATATAAACCGCCATACATACCATCATAGGTAATACCGTACCAATCGTTTTCATCCAGCAAATCAAAGTCACGGCTCCCATCGCCCTTTGTAAGTATCTGAACATGGTTCCCACTTGCCTTGATAGCCTTTATAATCTGCCGTGTCGCCGTGGTATCATGTCCTGTGGGGTATGGGTCACAGGTGAAACACAGGTGTATCAATTTGCCCGCGATTCCTTCCCGCTCTAACTGTTTAATAGTTGCCTCCACAATTCCATCACGAGGCTTTATGTTAGTGTGAAACTGTTCCCGATCTTTCCTTAACACTGACGGGGCAAAGCAGTAATAACATCTGTGAGGACATCCCGTGTAAATGTTGATAGCATAATCGCCGTACTCTTTTGCTTTTCCTTTAGGTATATAAATTGGCTTCATCTTCATACCTCCTTTGGCGGTTCGGCCACCTCCACTACATCGGCGGCGGGGATATCCTTCAAGTCGATTTCCTTGATGTACCTGTGCAATACAACTCCGTTCAATTCAGGGTCGTAGTGCTTTACTTCAATAACCTTTTCCAGCGCCGCTTCTCGCTCTATGTACTCTTTACTCATTCTCCGTCCTTTCTGCGTTCAGCCAGTTTTCCAGCATTTTCCGGCATTCGCTGGGATACAATTCGCCGAGTATTCTCGCCATTTCTATGCATTCGTCAACCACCGGGCATAGTGAGCAATTTATTCTTTTGACAAGTTTAGCCGCCAGCCATTCAGCGGATTGCTGTTTTAGGTATTCGTGGTTAGTCATGCCGCTCACCTCGCTCAATAGCTTCTTCACGTGTCATTCCTCATTACCTCTCTCCTCTGCATAGTTTCGTCTAAATGCCCTATTCATATATCGTTTTGCCCATCTGACCCATTTCTTTGAAACACATATCCAATTTTTCTCATATAACCGCCACTGAACATCGTGAGACTTGCCAGATATACGTTTATATGAGGATTTACTCATTGTCATTGCCCCTTTTGCTGGTTCCGTCCTCCCTCCGTTCGCCCTGAGCGCAGTAAAACATCTCATCAACGTCGTTTTTATCATCGTTAAACCACGGCTGGTCGCAGATGCCCCAATCCGGCGCACTGCCATCAGTCAGCTCCGCTTTGCAAGGGTGATAGTGTACGCAGTTTTTACATCGTACTACCACGTCGGCGGCAGGAAATTTCATTAACTCTTTTGCCACTACTTGCGCTCCTTTGAGAAACGCTATTGATTCGGGCGTATTGTCTTTTTGTTTTCTCAATGTGGATAGCGTCTTACAAAGTGCTTCTACAAAAGCATCAACGTTTACATATTTACTCATTCTCCGTCCTCCTTGTTCATCCTTGCTCCGCAGGTATCGCAGTACGGCGCTCTGTAATCTTCCCATTCATGTTCTTCGCCGCATTCTGAGCAAATCTGTATGCCATCCTCTTCGATCCATCGTCCGCGCCGCACCGGGGTAACATCGGCGGCAGGAATACTGTCAAGGAGGTCTATACAGTCCCTGAAACAGTCTGCCTCATCATTGTCCCCGGCTAATACGCAATCTGTGATCCACATTCTAAGGCGCGCCTTAGCCGCTTCTCGTTCTATGTACTCTTTAGCCATTGTCAACCCTCCTGTTCCATGCTTTTAGCTCCTTTTTGTACTTCCTACTAAACTTTTGAAGAATGAACATAACCGCTTCTGTATTTACTTGCTCCGTACAAGCAGGATATGCCACATACCAATCATCCCCGATAAGGTAATCAATCAAGAAATTCACGGCAGTTTGTGCGTCCATGCATGGGGCTAAAATATTGTCTTTGTTTTCAGTAGAATTTTTATCGCGCAACCATTCAATAATTGTCATATGTTCTCCTGCTCCATGTTGTCACAGCTCTTAAAGTTGTATTATTCGTATACTTCGCAGTCTTCTTCCTCATCTTTGTAAACGTAGTATTCAGCCAAATCGTATCTTGTGGCCATACTCATCTACTTCAAAGTTGTCAAAATCCGCTTGCGTGTACTTTTTCATTGCTCTTTCCTTTCTTGTCTGTTTCCATTAAATCAAACAATCTGCCGCCGTTATCCTGTAACACCTGATAAATACCCTTTGCAAACATTTCTATAACCGCTTCTTCATTCTCAATCTCCAACCCTGCGTGCTGTTGGACACCATGTAGAATCTCATGTAATAGAGTTTGACATCGTTTTTGATGTCCGATTCCGTCTGTGGCCGATAGCTCAATCTTGCAGTTGTCATAATCAATGTATCCATATGCAAGTTGGTTTCCATTCCGTAGATTTTCTACGTAAGAAATAGCATATTCCACGCCACCAATGCGTACGCTCTCAGGTATTTTCACTGCTCATTTCCCCCTCCGCTTCCGGACATGTCATTCGTCCCTCCAGCACCCCACAACAAGGTTGCTTACTCCCTGTATGGGTAAATCCTTTAATATCTGCCGCAGTCGGCAATTATGTTTCGCGCCGTCACAGGTAAAGCACTCGGTTTTGGTGGCGGCGTCGGCGAGGTCGGCTAAATCGTCATAGCTCATCACCCAATAATTTTTACTCCGTCCAGCAGGGCTTTTAATGCCTATCTGTATGTCGGTCAGTTCCAGTTGTTTTTTTAGGGTAATAAGCTGCTCAACAGGTATCGTGTCTATCAGCGCAGTATTGATTTTTTCAATATTGCTCTGCGCCAATCGGAAATTTCGCCAGCCGTTGGGGATACGGTCTACCAGCCGGTGATACTTTTCTTCGTACACCTTTAAGATATTTTCAACGGCGTACAGAGAAGCAAATAATTCTTTTCCTTCTGCGTTTATCCTTGTTCTTTCCATATCCGTCCCTCTACTCTGCCTAATTTATAGGCTTTCCAGTCGTCCCAATCCCCGAATATTGTCTGCATCTGCCACAGCATAATTTCCACGTCCGCGCACTCTTCGAGGATTTTCTTCCTGCTGCCTTGGCCGTTCACCCACTTACTAAGTTCAACGGCAAGCTCGTTCAGCTCCTCAACGGCTTTAATGGCTTGATGCTTTGCACCGTAATGGTCTACTATTTCGCTGTACTTCATCGTTGCTCCTGAATAATTCGTCCGCTTCGTGAATAAGTAACTGCTTACCGTCAACCTTTGCCCTTAAAAGTGCGCCCTGCATCGTCATTCGGGTGTAGTATTTCTTCGCCGCTTTGAGAGTGGTAAAGGTCTTTCGATAATTTTCTTTTCCATCGTGGATTTCGTAAAACTCATACGCTTGCAGTTTCATAAATCCCCCTCTTGATTCTTTTTCGTACCGTAAACTCTGATATTCCGGCCTTCTCAGCCATTTCCCTTACCGTCAACTTTTCTTCGCCTTGCTGTACATAAACCCTACAACCTGTCTCGTCCTTTTTTCCATCCGCCAGGTATAACGGGCATTCTCTGACGTGGTAGCTTCCACCATCCCAGCCGCTGTTATCGCGACAGTTTATCGTTGTCGGTCTTGCGTTCCAGCCTTTAACGGGCATCCCATCTTGGCGGCTCCAACTGCACCCTAAACCGGGTTTATTTGTCGCTCTCCGGCACGTCCAACATAGCGTTTGCTTCATACAACCTCAAAAAATCCTCCGCTTGCATAGTTACTAACCATTTTTCGCGGCTCCTTCGGTGAAACACCGCCGGTATAAGCTCCGGCTTTGCGTCGCGCTTCGCCTGCGCCATCCATTCATGGATTTTTGTCGTCTCGCAGCGTTTGCACTCAACGTGAATCCCCGGTAAACCTATCACGTCCGATGCGTCCCCCGTTTGTCCGCAGTATTGGGAAGTGCGCCGGGCATTGAACCCGTATTCACGGAACAGGGCGGCAAGCTCCCGTTCTCCGGCTTTGCCTTTTTCTCTCTGCGCCTTACTCATCCCAGTGTATATCCCAGCCGTTACCGTTCTCGGTGAAGGTCAACACGGTAACGCCATTAACACTTACAACGGCCTTTCCGTCCTTCATGTTGTCCATCACGCTCTGGAATATGGTTTGCGTTATCCACTTTGCGAGTTCTTCTGTCATAGTTCCTCCCATTCCACAATTTCATCCTCGTACAGAAAATACTTTCCGTACCATTTCACGCTTAGTTCCCCGGTTCGCCCGTTTCGGTTCTTCGCCACGATGATGCTCGCGTCCTCGCTTTGCGGGTCGGGTCGGTGAAGGAATAATACCTCGTCCGCGTCCTGCTCTATGGCTCCCGATTCCCGCAAGTCCGATAGTCTCGGCCTTCCATCGTTCCGGCCTTCTATCGCCCTGTTGAGCTGGCACAGAAGAACGACAGGGACATTCAGCTCCTTCGCCAGAAGCTTTATTTTTCGGCTTATGTCGGATACCTCGTTTTCCCGCGTGCGGTTCCTCAGGCTGGATTGTATTAGCCCTAAATAGTCAATCGCAATCAGGTCTAATTCCCGTTCCTGTTGCTTTATCGCGTAGCATTGTGACCTTATTGCCTCCACGGTATAGGCGTTATCCGACAGATACAACCTTGTCGCGCTCAGTTTGCTTACGGCGTTCTGTATCCTGTCAACCGCTTCCTGACCGCCGCTGAACATTTCATCACGGCTGCACTTCGCATAGCTGATGATTGCCCTTTGAAGCACGTCCTCCCTCGGCATTTCCAGCGAAAACACCGCTACCGTCCTGTCGAACAACGCCATATTCACGGCTATATTCATTGCAAGCGAGGTCTTGCCTATTGACGGTCTGGCTCCGATGATGGTTAAATGCCCTCTTTTCAACCCGCCTAACGTCTGGTCGAGAACCTGAAACCCCGTTGTAAGCCCCTCAGCGCCGTTTATAAGCCCATATAGGGCCGTGTCAAAGTCTTTCCCTACCCTGCTTACTTTACGCCCTCCACGCGCCCGTACAGCGTCTATAACGCCCTGCATACGGTCAAGGTATCCCTCGTCCTTTCCCGATTTCATGTCCTTGACCACTTCCCGCAGTCCCGAAATGGCGTGTCGCTTCCTGGATTCCTCCAGCACCACCTTGATGTGATAATCGACATTTGCTGCTGATACAGTGCCAGTGACTAACTCGGTGATGTACTGTATCCCTCCGGCCCTGCCGCCCAGTTTGTCAGCTACCGTTACGGGGTCTACCGGCTCGTTTGCGTTGAAAAGGGCAAAGATAGCGGAAAATATCTCTTGGTGTTCCGGCCTCTCAAAATCGTCAGGTCTCAATTCCCCGCATATTCTCTCTAAAGCCTCACGACCGAGAAGCGCAGAACCTAAAACAGCTTTTTCGGCAAGCACAGTTTCTCGTAGACCGGATTATCCCATGTCGAGACGCGGGGTATCTCGTTTCTGCTGCGCTCCCATGTCCTGACAGCAGCTTTCCAGTCCTTCATCTTGTTTTTCCCCACCATCCAACCTTTAGAGGCGTAGAAGTCATAAAACTTCTCCGGATCAACGCTGTTCCTGCGTTCCTTGCAGTATTCCCTCACGGCTTCAAGTGTGGGTGGTATCCCCTTGGGGGGGATTATAGAGGGGGATATATTATCTTTGTCTTTATCTTTATCTTTATCTATTGTATGTACCCTATTTGGGTTCGGTTTGGGTATCAACTTAGGTTCGGTTTGGGTATCAACTTGGGTATCAATTTGATTCCTTTTTTTGATACCTAAATCAATACCATTGTCATATAGCTGGACGATTTCATACTTCCCGGTAGCCCCCCTGTCTCCTGCTTTGTATTTAATCAAGCCCTGCTGTATCAGTATATTGCGATACCTCGTTAAACCGTTCTTATCAAGTCCCGCCATCGCTTGAAGCGTTGAATTAGGCGCGTTAAACTCCCGCTTCCAGCCTGCCGTATTTGCACAATCTAAAATTGCAAAGTACAAATATCCGGCTCTGGAAGGTAGGGCGTTTAGTTTTACCCAATTCCAATAGGCGTTTATCTGACTGATGTATTGCATCATTAACCTCGTATGTATTCGTTCAGTACGTCCCTTAACCTTCTCATGTCATCCGGCGCGAAAGAAATTGATTTTTTAATCCGATTCTCCCGTTTGTCCCATAGCCCTAACACATAAAAGGGCTTGTAGGTGTCCGGATATGCCATAAGGTAGAGTTCTATCGACCAGCCCTCACCCTCGCCTATCGTGGCAAGGCGGCTTTCTGTTACGTACTCCATGACTAAAAGGGTAAAGGCTCGTCGTCTATTTCGGTAAACCCTGCCGGAGTGTCCGTTTTTTCTCTCGGCGTGAGAAATTCAACGTTTTCCGCTGTGATTTCGGTTATGTACCGCTTGTTCCCATCCTTATCCTCATAGCTCCTGTTCTGTATCTCACCTTCTATGAGGACTTTGCGGCCCTTTGAAAGGTACTTCCCGCACAGCTCGCCCAACTGCCGCCACACTACTATATTGAGGTAGTCAACAGGAGGTTTACCGTCAGTGCCTTTGTATCTGCGCTGTACCGCTACCGTAAAGGTGCATACGCTTGTTCCGCTTGTGGTCGTCCTTAGTTCTGGGTCTTTCGTCAGGTTTCCGGTCAAAATTGCTTTATTCATTTTTCCACTTCCTATACGTTAGTTTTTCTTCGTTCCAATCGGGATACTTTGCCATGAGGTACGCTCTCAGCTTTTTTCTAAGCTCCGGCCTCCTCTCCGAATTATCATAGTCCCTATGGCACTCAGGACACAGTGTAACGATGTTTTGTTCTATCCCCTTACCGTTATGGCTTCGCGGGATAAAATGCGCCACAGGGCTACCTGTGCGCCCACAGAGGACGCATAACTGATGGTCTCTCTCCCATACCTGCGCTTTGACCTTCGGGGGTATCTCACACGCCCTGGTTCGCTTGCTTTTCATTTTGTGTTCCCCCATTCTCTGGATAGCTGCCCTTCGAGTATCCTTATCTTTAGCTTCTGCGCGTTTATCGCTTCCACCGCCGAATCATATAAGCTCTCAGCTATGTCCCGTTCCATTCTCAGCTTGGCTATCTCTTCTTCGCCCTTGGCAATGTCCAAAAGGTGTGTTACTGGCTGCCCCTCGGCGCGGAGGACGGTAAGTCTTTTAGATAGCGCCATTCTGTACTCGCGCTCCGTTTCGGCCTTTTTCCGTCCTCGCGGCTTAAGCTCCTGCACCGCCCTGTCAAGTAGGGCTTGCTCTGTCATTATTTCGTCCCACAGCTCCATTTAAGCCCCCTTTGCGTTCAGCTTGTCGAGCGTGGTGTTTAACTGCTCCCGCGTCATATTCCACACGTCCACACCGTAGTTCTTTTTTGCCGCTTTATTGGCTAAATCCACGCTCCCCTTGCACAGGGCTATAACTTCCTCCTGCATGGCCTTTACGTCAGGATCGGCGGAAAACGTGTCGTAAACGTTGGGTTTAAATTTCGAGCGGGATGGAGACGTTGCATTGGTTTCCGTTTCCGGCTGAACAAACTCTTCGCTCTCGCTATCGGACATTATCCCAGAGTAAGCGAACTTTGAGAGCTTCAACACAACGCGGTCAAACAACCTCTTATAAGCCATGGCGTATGGATAAGCGTTGCTACAGTTTTTGTCGCTTACCTCGCCCACTTCGTAAATACCCTGTTCATCATTGCAATAACTGTATACCAGTGAGTTTTTATATCCGTCCTTGTCAAAAAACACACAAGAAGGAGTGAACTTGCTTTCAAGACAGTCATTGATCTTTAAACACCCGTTGTGGCTGATTATTAGGCCGCTGTACGCCATCTTGTCCTTCTTCGCGGTGAGATTCATCAGTATCCAGAAATCAGCCTCCGCAAGGCCATATTTGCCGCTATTGATAGCTTCTATGGCCTTTTCCTTTGCGGCAATATACTTGGGGGATTGCCATACCGGCTTATCTCCATCTTTTGTATGTTCTACAGTCTTTTCGTTAAACATGCTCCCCTCACTTTATCTGCAAATTCTGCTTTACAACGATTTCCGCGCCCTCTGCCGTCCCGCCGGATTTCAGAAGCTCCTTTATCGCCGTTTTGTTAGGCACGGGGGGCTTATAGGTCAGAAGCTCGTCATGCCCCTGCGCCGCCCACTTTATAAAGGCTTCCTCGTTTACCTCGACGCTTTCTGACTTTCTGAATGTCAGCTTGTTACGCTTGCTTTCAAACTTTTCCTTATTGGATAGCTGCATCTGCATTGCAAGGTATCCCTTAAGCCACTCGGCCTTATTGGCCTTAGCCTTGGCTCTGGCAGTGAGGTTGTCAGCTTCCTCCTTGATGCTTTTTGCATCTGCGGCAAGGTTCTTTATCATGCAGGCTACGTTGTCAATTTTGTCGTCGAGCTGCATATCAAGGCTTTCGAGGGTGTCATACACGGCTTCTTCGGGTATCTCTCCACGGTCAACCGCGTCCATGAAGTCATTGAGATTCTTCGCTATGTCGTAAAGTGACATTATCTCGCCTCCTGTTTTAAAAGATTAGGGTCATATCGGTCATAGTAGGTGTCCTCAAACGGTTTGTGGGCTTTAGCTAAAAGGTACTGCTCCATTACTCACCTTCCTTTTCCAGCCTCTTGTCTATCTCGTTCCGATAAAGAGCTTTCCACAGGTCGCGGTCATGCCGCACTTCGGCAAGCTGTTCCGCAAGCATGACGATTATTTCATCTTTTGTCATTTCGCTTTCCTCCTTGGGATAATCAGTTCTTTTGATATGTTTTTAGCTCATTCACTCCACTTGTCTGGCGTTAAGCTTGCCGCGCTCGATCAGTTTGTATATTTCGTGCCTGTCGATGCCCAGCCGCTCCCTTGTCTCATGCGTTGTCAGCCACTCGCCGTCCACTTCGACGATCCACTTCTTTTGTATACGCGGCGGCTCGCTTTTCCCGTCCGGCAAAAACAGCGGGCAGGCGCGGATGACGTAGGACTGTATAATTGTCGTGTAGTTTTTGCCGTGGTAATAGTCGCTGCTCTTCAGTGTTGTTTCCCTTGCCTCCCAGCCCTCAACAGGTTCGGGATCGGCGTGGCGAGACCAGCTGCAGCCCATGCCCGGCGCGTTGGTCGCCCTCCGGCAACGCCAGCACAGGGTTTGTCCGGTTATGCACGCTTCCATATCTATCTCCTTTTGCGGGGTGCGAAGGCGTATCCCGCCATGCACCCGATGAAAAACATCGGTATCCCCCAGCTAAAAAATGCTCCCCACATATTTGCCTCCTTACTTCCCGTTAAGTTTTTTTCTTATTGTCCGCGTCACGCTTTCGTGAAAATACCCGTTCACATCAAACCGCGTTCTTTCCTGCTTCCGGCGTTCTTCCCGCTTCCTTTTCTCCTGCCGTGCCGTTATATCGGCGACAAACTTTTCCCTGCTTACCACGGCTCACCTCACATAGTACCCGGCGCAGTTATCGTATTTGTGCTTCCGCCTGGCTTGCAGTTCAAGGCTTTTCTCGTCCTCTACCATTGCTGCCATGCTCCGCACCAGAACCAGCGGTGATCCCTCGTGCGTGCCCTGGAGCCGCCCATCCTTGAGCATGGCGTAAACCGTCTTAGGATTCACGTTCAGCAGCTTCGCCGCCTGAATGGGTGGTACATACTCGCCGTGCATCTTCACCATGCGCTCCTCCAGCGCCTCGACACTGTTTATACGTTCGTCCACGGCGGCGGTTATCATATCCCGCAGGAGTTTATCAAAATCGTTCATGGCTTATCTCCTAATTTTTTCTGGTCTCCCCATTGTTCCGCCATTGCGGCGGCTATGCCGGGGAAAGTTTTGGCCCTGTTGATGGGGTCCCGTTCTCTGCGGCCTTGAAAGCGCTGGTAGTTCCCATGTGCGTCTTTGCATCCGCCATTTACCCATGGGGTGACACCCTCCGTGATGATTTCGGTGGGGACCAGCAGGGGCAGCTCTTTGAGCCACAGGCATGTCCGCTTTGTGTACGGGTGCCCAAACTGCCACGGCTGTATTGCTTGGGTGTAGGGCGGTAGCTCCACGATTTTCAAAGGAGTGGGGTTTTCCACGGCGATCTTTGCACAGTCGGCGCTCAGAAAGCTCATAAAGAAAGCCTTGGCCTCCATTGCTTTGGCGTATCGCTCCGCCACGATCTCACCATTTACTCTCATGCGGACGGCGCTGGCATTGGTCAGATAGGTGCAGGGCGGGAAAGCAATGAGCATGTCCCACCGCCCCAGCACATAATGTGCGGAGCCGTCACAGGTCTTAAAAAAGCAGTAGCCGTTGAGCAAAGGGAGCACATCTTGCTGAATGTGCCACTCAGGATGACCGCCGGAACACTCAAGAATATCACAGCTGTAAGCCTCATGGCCTAATGCGCGGAATGCCTTGCACACTTCTTGCGATTCTTCACAGGCTACCAAAACTTTCATGCTATCCCTCCCCCAGCAGGTATTTCTTCTGTTTCTCTTCCTGCGTCCTCTGAACCAGCCAGTCTAAAAATCTATCCCACATTTGCTATCCCTTTCTTCCTCTCCTACTTCAAGTAGTTCAAAACGCAGAATATCACCGTGATAGTGTTGATAACGCAGATTATCAGAACGTAGGTACTATTTTCCATTACTTCTCTCCTTGTTGTTTTCCCTCATAGCCCCTTGGCGGGTGGGCGGCGGTTTGCGGCCTATGCCCGCTTGCCGCACCTGCCGCCTCGCCCTATTCTGAAATGGAGGTCATGTCGGGTTTTCACCCGCCAAGAGGCTATGGTATAATCTCGTTAAAGGTGGTGTTTCTATGCTTACAAAACTGCAATGCGATATTCTTGATGCCGTAATCGCTTTGCCCCGTTTCGATTGGGATACCCTGTTATCCCAGCTTCCCTACAAGCCCGATGAGGTTTATCTTGCCTGCCTTGCGCTCCCGCCCCTGTATGCCTCCGTAAAGCCCATTATGGGCGGCAGGATAGCGGTCTTTGCTCTTACCTATCAAGGGCGCAATTACAGGGAATTACAGCGGCTTGAGAGGGTGCAGCGGTGGAAGGAGCGGGCAATCGGGTTTGTTTCCGGCGCTATAATTGCTTCTATCCCGTGGCTGCTCGGTTTAATACGGCTGCCCAAATAGCAGATACAGAATAACGCTTACGACTATCACGCCGAATATCATTCCTTGGTAGTAGTACTTCATGCCGTCTCCCTACCCTAATATCAGCCGTGTAAGCAGTATTCCTACTGCGCTCCCTAAGATATAGAGGATAATTACCCATTTGTCTTTCATCTTTCCCTCCATAAGGTGGTGTTTCTATGCTTCCCGATTCCCTTTACGATGCCCTAAGGCTCTTTCCCGCCGATTCCTTTAAGACTGCCGGAGAAGTAGGGGCTGACCCAGCCGCCGCCGAATACCTATATAGGAATGGTTTTCTCGATTGCCGTTACGACGGCATTGACCCGATTATTGCCCGTGGGCTTATTGCCCGTCCCGAACCTTCGTATAGGCTGAACTTTCACGGCTCCAACGCTCTAAAGTCTTTTGATGATGTAAGAGATAAGGAAGCCCAGGATAAACGCGAAAAGGCTTTTCACCGCCAGCTTGGCGTACTCGGCGCGCTTATACCGTTCATAATCTTCGTCCTTGGCTTGCTTGCCGATCATTCCATTATTATCATCGAGTGGATTGAAGCCTTTTTTAAATGACATCGTTTTCCCCTTATACCTTTGCCACGACCTGCCCTTTCGACAGATTGTGATAAATACTTTTCCACGGTTCGGGGAGAGGGGTAATAAAGCCGCCGCTGACGGTCACGTCCCCTACAAGCTCTACCTCGATTACGGGGGGCTTCCCTGCTTCGTGGGTGATGGTGTACTTTCGTACAATATCGCTTACCGATATGCCGTTGATGGTTATTTCTCCGCTTGTGTCGTTTGTTTTGATTTCAACGTGGTTGTTCATCGTTTTACCTCACCATTACGGTTTAACCGTTATTTTCAAGCAAAAAATTTATCTCATTGTAATTTATCCCATATACTTCCTCGATTTTTTTAATTATAGGAATATCGGGAAACCGTTTTCCCATTTCATAATTTGCTATCGTTGCTACTGAAATGCCTATAAGTTCTGCCGCTTCCTTTTGAGATAGGTTCTTGTTTACCCTCGCGGCCTTTAATGTAATAGTCAACCGTGTCACCTCCTTGTGTCTCTATCATACTACGGTTAAACCGTAATGTCAACTCGTTTTTACGGTTTGTGTTGATTTTTTTATGGTTTAGTCGTATACTATGAGCAAGGAGGTTAATACCATGGAAAATTCTCTCGGAAATAAGGAAGTGATGGCGCGCAATATAAGGCACTATATGGAGTTAAATAATGTAACTCGCATTGAATTGTGTTCAGCGTTAGGGGTAAAGTATACGACATTCTCTGATTGGATAAATGCGAGAACTTATCCCCGCATCGACAAGATAGAGTTAATGGCACGGTATTTCGGCATCACAAAAGCCGATCTTGTTGAAGATCATACCGAGAAAGATGCGTTGATTAGCTACATTCTGTCTGGGGTGTCTCAGTTAAACAACGACAATCGGGCAAAGCTCCTTGACTATCTAAAGCTGCTTTTACAAAGTCAGCGATAAGGCGTAATTGCTCTGTTGACATTCTTTTTAATGTATCACGGGTGATTTCCATTATCCTACCTCCAAACACTTGTTCTGTTTTGATAATAACACGTTAGATTCAAAAAGAAAGGGGGAATTTGTATGAGAGTACCATAAACGGGACTGCGCTCGCCGATGTTGCACAAATCGTGCCTCAAATTTAATCGGCAGGGGCGATTTCTCACCCCCGCCTAAGACGGTGGAGAAGCATCGGGGAACCGTCCTGAATAAAGCATAGCATTTATACCGCTCTAATCAATACTCATAAAGAAGCGTTTCGCTAACATTCTTGTTTTTTCGCCACACATAAATGAAGAAGGTGATACTATTTGTTGTTATATGAACATTTACGCGCCATGAAGGACGCAAGTAATATGACGGCGCAGCAGATAGCGGACAAAAGTAGTGTGCCCGTTGCCACGGTAAACCGCGTGCTTCAGGGCTTAACGGAAAATCCGGGGTTTGATACGGTCTACAAACTGGTAAAGGCCATGGGCGGGAGCCTGAACGATCTGGACGAGGATAGGGTGTGTGAGCCGGAATCGCTGACGCAGTTATACGAAAGAGGGTTAGAGTACAGGGAACGGAAGATAAAGAAGCTGGAACGCACGATAATGATAATAGCAGTATTTACTTTTATTGTTATGGCGGCGGTCATAGGAATGCTGGTATATGATATGATGCACCTCGATAGAGGGTGGATAATAAAATAAAGAATCCCCCGTGCCGAATTAGAGGGCGGCAACAGGGGATAAGGCGGATGCTTCTCCGCCTCCGATTTTAACACAAAAGGGAGGTTTTGGCAATGGCAAAGCAAAGTGACGGCAGATACCGGGCAAAAGTCACAGTTGGGCGGGCTGACGGCAAGAGCATAGTAAAGTACGTTTCCGGGCGCACAAAGAAGGAGCTTGAGGCCGCGAAGGAGGCGGTCAGGCAGGAGTTCATCACCGGGCGCACCGCACAGAAGGACGCGCTTTTCGGCCCATACGCCATACAGTGGTATAATGTCTACAAAAAGCCGAATATAAAGGAATCGGCACAGAGCGGATATAAGACGGCACTCAACAAGCACATACTGCCTGTTCTGGGGGACAAGCGGCTCACCGCAATATCCACTATGGATTTGCAGGAGCTGCTTAACTCCAAGGGCGATATGTGCGTAACCATAATCGAAAATGTACACCATGTGTTAGAATCCGTCTTTAAGCGGGCATACTCCGAGGGGATAATCCAACGGGACGTGACCGTGGGGCTGGTCAAGCCCACGAAAGAAAAGTCAAGCCGCCGGGCACTGACGGAAGCGGAGGAAGCGGCGGCAAAGAAGTTGATGCAGGAGGAAAACGGCCTGCTGGTGGCATTACTATACTATACCGGAATGAGGCTCGGCGAAGCCCTCGGCCTGCAATGGGAATGTGTAGATTTCAGGAAGAAGGTCATACACGTCCGGCAGCAGGTCAATTTAAGGAAGGGCATGATAACCCCGCCCAAGACGAAGGAGAGCATACGGGATATACCCCTGCCGGACGAGCTGGCAGAAATGCTCGTGCGGGGATTCCCGCAGGCGTTTGTATTCCCCGCCCCCGATGGAACATACTACCGCAATTCCTCTTCAAATAGGCTTTGGCGTTCGCTGATGGAGCGCATGGCAGAGTTGGGGCCCGACATAGAAACGAGAGAGGACGGTGCCTCTATCCTCACGCCGCACTACTTCCGGCACAATTACGCCTCCATACTCTATAATGCCGGCGTTGACGTGCTTTCCGCGCAGAAATTCCTCGGCCATGCCAACGTAAAGGTGACGCTTGAAATTTATTCACACCTTTCAAAGGAAAAAGAGGACGCGAGTGCTGGCGCGGTTATGGACGCTTTCAAAAAAAGGTTGCCAGAAAGTTGCCAGAGCGAAACCACAAAATGAGCACAAGCAATCAAAAAAGCCCTAAATACCTGAGAAAAACGCCCGTGTAACACGAGCGTTTTTGATGTTTGGTATCCGGCGGCTACCTATTTTTTATTGGTTTTTAACGGTTTTTTCTTCCG